GTGTACTGTATCTATAGATCCATCTACATATTGATCTGAATCAACTGAGTTAGCTGCCATCTTGGCATTTGTAATTTGTGAGTCTGCAATATGTTGAGTATCAATACTACCATCTACATAATGCTCACTATCAATACTATCATCTGCAATCTTTGCACCAGTAACTGCATCAGCAGCAAGTTTAACAGTTGTAACACTACCATCTACTAATTGAATTGTACCAATAACACCACCTGGAATAGATGTATTTGTTTTTGATATAGCACCAATATAAACATTATCTATAGCTTCGTTAGATAAGTTTCCTGAATCCCAAGTTACATTAACTGTAGTGTTTGTTGAAAAAGTTGATGAACTAATTGTTCCATAAATAGTTCCTGGAGTTGTAGCAGTAATTTTAATTCTTCTGTCTGCATGATAAATTGCAGTTACATCAACACCAGCTATTGTAAAAGATGTTGCACTTGCATAACTTGCAGTATAAGCACCATCACCATCTCCATATTCTACCCATTGAGAATCATTAAACCATTCTCTAGTATTCTTCATTAATGCTCTAATAGCATTATTAATATTAGAAGGTAGCATACCTTCTGCTACAGAAATGGTATTTAATGTTGTGTTATTAGCTTGTGTTGTTGAATAATCTTTTATCCCTGCCATTTAGTCTCCTATAAACCAAGCAAATGCTTTATTGTTTTCTTTATTTTTTTCATTAATTAATGCATTAATAGCTTCCTCAATTTGTCTTTGAAAGAACTCTTGAGTCTCAAAACTATATCTAACATTATCTATATCAGTTTTATCTGTCATCTTATTCCTGCTTTTGATGCAATTAAATCAATTCCTTGTGCATGATTCCATGCAACACCACTAGGTGTTTTAACATTAATTTTAACATATCTACCAGACTGTCTTACTGGATTTATACCAGTTGAGTTCATAGATATTTCACTAGATTCATTAACACTATCAGCTAATCTATCTCTAGTTTTAATTTTAACTGTAGCTTGTGCATCTACTATTGGTCTAATAGATTGAACATTACTTCTAAATCCTGGATACAATTCTATTTCAGAAGTTTCTATTTCACCTTCATTATCAGTACCTGAAAAAATAGCAGCTTTATAATCGCTATCTATAGCACCTAAAAATAATTGTCCACCATTCCAAAAGTCAGTATCTAATGCAATATTAATCTGATCTAAATTTTGAGATATAATATCCATTAGTTCTACAGTATAAGCTCCTACAAATTGTGCAAATATGGTACTAGCATTAGCTTCTGCTAAAGACCATTTTTTTGTAGCATAATTATAAATCAGTATTCTATCGCATATTCCAGTAGTATTGGAAGTATTATTTACACTAGGGTACAACCATAAAGCCAACTGATTAAATGGGTCTACAGCAGCGCAAATTCTATCTGTATATGCTTTATTAAGATTTAAATCAAAAAATCTATTAACTTTTTCTGCTCCAATAGAAACTACACTATCACCATTAATTTCAAAAAATCCATCATCTGCATAGAAAAATACTCGTCTATTATCTTGGCAAACTGTTCTTCCATATACAGCACCTCTATTTGGTGATATAACTGATAATCTAAATACAGTAGCTCCACCAACATAGTCCATACGAATTATTTGATTTTGCCTAAATACATAGCCTATTTCTCCAGAAGTAATGTGTACTATTTCACCACCTGATCCTGGAAGATCTTGTAAATCAGATTGTTTAGATCCAGATGCCCAAGTAGCTATATCATTGATACCTGACCATTGTATTCTATTTTGTGCATTAGTATGATTACCAGTTACTAAAAAATCCCTAATAACACCTGAAACTCTAAATGTTGGTAATGTTCCACTAGTTACAATACTAGATAAATTTGCAAAATTAGTTGATGTTCCCATCAAATAATATTGAGGTGTATCTATACCATTAGAAGCAATTACATAATTACCAAACTGAGTAAATGTAAAGTAATCAGTATTAGTTCCTGTTAAACTTCCTTTTCTTGATGTGAATGTACCACCATCTAATTGATAGATGTCAGTATTATTAGCAACAAAGTTATATACATTACCTGAGTTATCTCTAAAAGAACCAGCTCCTCTTGAGTCTGTACTAATATTATTAGATGAATAGTCTACCAAAGAAGGAAATCTCTTATAAGAATTAAGAGCATAATAAACATTAGTTGCTACATTGGCTCCTGGATTCATATGTTCAGGTTGATCAGGTAGCCATTCTCCAAAAGGTATTTGCATTATCTATTCCTATAAAATGATAAATCAGTTTGAACATCTGTTCTTTGTTGAACAGGTGCACCACCATAAGAATCTTGTCTGTCATTATTTTCACATCTTTCTAATGCTGATGAATACATAGCTAACCAATTTTGTGCTTGATTAGGTTCTATTCCACCAAGAAAGTTAGATGCATGGTATAAGGATCCATATAAATATATAGCTGGATGATTAGCTAAAATATAATTTGATGTATTAGAATCACTAAGAGTTGTGATGTTTTTATAATACGATAAATAACCTGTGTAAGATGTATCAGGTGCTGGCCCAAATCTAAATTGTTCAGTACCATTATCAGATTCTATTGTATAAGATCTAGGTCTACCAGTTCTTGATCCACCTCTTATTTCAAACATATTGCCTGGAGTAATATATTCTAATGGATATTTAGTACTTGATACTAATAAATATAAAGATCTAACTGCAATAAAACCAGATGGTACACTTACAGTTTCAGCATTGATAGTTAATGTATCAATCTGTTCCATTTGTCTAATTCTTAGCTTAGCATTAAAATCAGCTTCAGTAAGTTTAATAAAATCACCAGATATTTCTGATGTAAGATCTGATCTATTAAGCCAATTAGCTATAGATGTTTTTAATTCTGCGTATGTTGAAATAGCCATTATAAATTTCCTGATGCTGTTCTAAAATATCTAAACTCACTAGAGTTTAGTTTTCTTCTCATTATTTGTCTTTGAATATCTTTTGGTAATCCAAACCAATTGTTACTACCATTATACTCTTTAGCCCAGATCTGCAAAACTAATGGAGGAATACTAGCTACTCGTTTCATTTCTTTCGCTTTAGTTAAATAACCATCATCATGATTGTAAAGTTCTTTATTTCTTTTTAATAAAGGATTTACATCTTGTTGATTATTGATAGTTAATTTACCATCAGACTCTTGGATATATCGAGTCTTTATACCACCATCATATTCTACAGATCTAACTTTTCCCATTATTCTGATAATTCAGTTACGTATAAATTGACAGTTCCTATTACTGCTACTTTTTCGCCAGGCGAAACTTTAAAATATTCAGAAGTTTTAGACTCCATAAAAATTTTAGAAGTAGTAGCTGTTGGATTTACACCAAACTCAATATGACAATCTGCATCTGGAATAATTCTAACATATTCAATGTTAGCGCTAAATGCTGCTGATTGAGCTGATGTACCTGCAGAGTTAACTTTTTGTGTTGAAACAGGTCTCATAGCAATGTGCATAAATTTCTCCTAAGTGTTATGGGGATGTTGCCATCCCCAAATTAATTATCTTCTTATAACGAATGTAACTACAGCTTTTGCAGTTCCAGTTGAAGCACCATCAGTTATCATTTCGATAGCTTGTCCTTCATTGATGTCGTTATTAGCAGTTGGCTCAGATGAATCTACATCACCTGCTGCTGAACCTGAATTAGCAATAGTAATACCACCATTAGTAATTGCAGTTCCACCGATTTCAAAACTTATTCCTGCATCAGCTCCAGATATAGCTCCTTGTAAAGCTGTAAAAATTTTAATAATTTTTCCATTGTCTGGTACTGCAACGAATGTTGAAGATGCAGTACTTACGTCTGCGATTGTTGATGTAATAAAGTAATCGTTTAATGTTCTCATGTTATTCCTTAAATGTTCCGACCTTAACCTTCTCTCAGATCTTCATTGTTAGAATCTGCTGGGGGAGCAGATTTATAGGTTACTCCCCCAAACAGTTATATTTATTATGAAGTAGTTAAGTCAGCAATTAAGCCTGACGCACCTTCGTTTCTTGACTCAAGAGTTGCTTCTACTAAAAGCTGTCTCTTTTCAGTATCACCAGTTTTTGCAAGTTCATGCATAGTGAAATCTCTCAAGAACGCAATACCCCAGTAGTTCATATCTAGAACCCAAGCATCTCTATCTCTAGAGAATCTGTTAGGTACTACTTGCAATTGACCGAAGTCAGATGCATATACGTCTACTGATGTGTATAAAGTAGCATCAGCACCTGCATCAAATCTAGTACTGTTACCAGTAAATCCTGATAACTTTTGTTTGTTGAATGGGCCAACCATAATCATAGTTGGATCACCACCAGCATTCCATACTGATTTAATTACAGATTTTAATTGTGCTTCTGTGAAAGCTCTTTGAGTTCCATCAGTTCTAGCAGTATTACCTATACCAGTTCCTGATGCACCATCAGATGCAAAGTCATCATTAGTGATAACCCATGAACCTAATGTACCCATTTTTCTAGCTGTACCAGAACCACCAGTTACTTCAGCAATGTTAGAAGTTACAGTTGCTTCCATATCTCTTTTTAGTTCTTTTGCTTTTTTAGCAATTTGGTAAGCTAATTCAGAAGCTCTACCTGCTTTGTCTACTGCTTCTTGTGTACCAGATATAGTGATAACTTTGTCCATAATTTGAGCAGAGTTAGATAATCTAGTAGTTGCAGTAAGAGCATCTACAGTTGCTTCATCACCTTCGATTACAGCATTGTCAGTAGCAGCTGCTGCTAAAGCATCTGTTTGCCATTCGTGTAAAACTGCAGTAGCTTGTGTTTTTGCTGCTGAGCTAATGAATGGCGTATCTGTTGGGGAGATACTATAGATAACGTCAGAAAGATCTTCTCTTTCACCTACACTATCATAAGTATCAAATGTATTTGTTGGTTGTGCCATTTGTTATTTCCTTTGTTGAGATTTAAGATTAATAATATCAAGCAAAGCACTTTTAGCATCATTTATGCTTCCAGATTTTCTTAGCTTGTTTATTTTATTTCTTATTACTTCTCGACCTGAACTAACGTTTTGCTTAGCAACACCTGATTTAACAACTTTTGGTGCATTGGCTACTTTCTTTTGAACTATAGGTTTTTTATTTTGTAATGACTTATAGCCCATAGCATCCTTTGCGACCATTAGAAATCTGTGATCTGCAAGTGATCCAATCTCTTGATCATTAAAACCATAATCTCGTAATGTATTACGCATATCAATTTTAAATGTATCAGCTTTACTTGGATCTGCAAACTCAGGTATCTTTTGTGCTGCTAACTCTTTTTGTGTTTCAAGGAAATCATTGTATTGTTTATGTTGAGCTTCTCTTGCTTTAGATTTCATTTCTTCAATCTTTTCAGATTGTTGACGTAATTGAAATTCTAAACGAGCTGCTGCAACTGGATCTTCATCAAATAATTTTTGAAGATCTTGACCACCTTGTTGTTGTCTGATAAATTCATCAGCAGTAGCAATTGTATCGTTAAGTTCTTTGAGTCTTGTTTCATAAGATTGACGCAAACTATTCTTTTGTTCTTCAAGAGATTTTCTTTCTTGACTTAAAGAATGAGTTTTTTGTCTATAATCTGAGTCTCTAGAATAACCAGCTTTCAGCTCATCAAGGCTAACCTCTATCTCTTGACCATTAACTTTTAATCGGTGGAGATTTGGTTCCTCTAATTCTGTTTGTTGTTCTTCTGTGACCTCAGTATTTTCAGATTCTTGTTCATTAGTTGCTTCAGACTCAGCTTGACTTTCTTGAACTTCCTGTTGCTCAGGTTCAGATTCTGATGGCTCTACTTTTTTAATTTCAGTTTCTTGTTGATCTTGTGGATTCAATAATCCTGAGATTTTTTCAGCAGCACCTTCTAGGTTTTGTGTTTCTGACATATCGTTCCTTTATAGTTGGTTGACGAATTTGACGTTGCGTTAGCTTAACGTCTTTTATTTAATTGATCTAACTCTTGTTGAGTTAGTTTTCCGCTTTCCATGATACTAAGTAAATGACCTCTGATTTTTTCTACAAGATTGTAGGCTACCCAAAGGTGAGTACGTTTTTCATTTTCAGCGAATTTTGTATTAAAGATTTCCTGTTTATATATTTCTAGGAGATCTTCAAATGCTGTCTTCAGTAGGGGATCGTTCAGAAGTTGTTCTGCCCTCTTGCCCTGCCTGATCTGTGTTTCCTTGTCCATTAAAGAATTGACCTTGACCTTTCACTATTTCTTTCATTAAATCACCAGACTTATTAAGATCTGCTTGTTCTAACATTGATCTTCGTTTTAATTCTAGTTCATCAATTTTAGTTCCATACTTTAACTCAAGATCTTTAATTTTCAACTCAAAATCTAATAATTGTTGTCTCATTTGAGCTTCAATACGTTTCATCTCAACATTGTTTTTCATTACAGCTCTTTGGTTTTCACCTTGTACTTGAGCTAATGTAACCTTTTCAAACTCTGTTGGTGGTTTAGGAGGAAGTGGTGGCATTTGAGCTGCACCTACTTCTGGATCCATAAAGAAAGGCTCAATACTACTTAAACCTGCATTTTCAACAAGTTTCTTTAATGAGTTATAAATGTTTCTTAAATTAACCATAGGGCCATAAACATTTTGTTGTAAGTTTATAGCCTGCATTTGTCTTTCAAGAATAGCATTAATTAAGATCAATTGTTGTTCTTTTGATCCAGTACCTAATCCTACTCTTACAGTAACATTAACCCTATCCTTCCATTCATATGGTCGCATAGGGATATATTTACCTCTTATTCTAACAATCTTTTCTTTTTGTTGGTATTTACAAATAAGTTCAAATAATTTTAAACCTAAATCTCTTACACCTGTTTCAGCAAAGATTCTAGCAATTAACTCCATTCTCATTTGAGATTGAGTTAACACTTGGTTCATACCAGTAGCTGTTTTATTATTTAATGAATCTGGATTTAATCCTTGTGCAGTTTTACTTACACCAGTTCTAGATTCTTTAACAGCATCTAAATATCCTAACATACCACTAGCTTGATCTGTAATAGGTTGTGCCTGAATAGGCATCATTACATTTTGTGGTGGTTGTTTAGTTCTAACAATTCCTCCTGGTCTATTTGTTAATAGATCATCCATAGCTACTTGACCATCTTGGATTGCTACTCTGTTATTATTTGTTAGATACATGTTATCTAACATTTGTCTCATAACAGTAGATTTAATTAATTGTATATCTTCTACTAATTCTGCAATAGATCTACCATGAAATCTGTGAGGCATGATAACTGGAGTCATAGATATGAAAGGCATGTTATCTACTTCTTCAATATCTAAAAGTTTAGTAGCTTCACCAGCTGTAGTAATTTTTAATAACTCAGCTTTACCATCACCATCTACATCCATTCGAATATAAGATTCATGGATTAATACATCTTGAGTAGATTCATCTCCATCTGTTTGACCATGTGAGAAATCTACATTTTGATGTCTTACGAATTTATCTTCTGTATAATAATCAGTATCACCAGTAGGTAATGAATCAACTAGCTCTTGATCATAACCCATTTCAACTAATTCTGTTTTAGTCTTTTGAGTTCTATGGCAAATAAAATTTGCAGTTTCAATAGACTTACATCTTCTTTCAATTAAAAATTCTTCAGGTGGTACTGGTTCTATAGTAACTTTACCATATAGTTTAGTTCTATGAATAACTACATCATGTAGTTTAACTTTATCTATTTCTTTACCACGATCATCAGTAATAGGTTCTTCGTATTCTGTATGAGCTGATACTTTAACTTCAGCATTATCTACAAGATCATTAAACTCATCATCAGTTAATCTTGTATATTCTTCTCTTTCAGTTTTTTGTGAGTTATCCCAATAAACTTTTAAGATACCATTCTTTTGAATTAAGGCATCTTTAAATGCAGAATATAAAGCTATAAAACCATTATTCTCTTTATAGAAAATATGGTTAAGATAATCAGAACATTGTCTAGCCATTTCTTCATCTTCAGGCCCAACACCTTCACATTCAAATACATTTTCACCAGCAGTAAAAATCTTCATTAAAGAAGGCATTAAACTTTCTACTGTGTCCAGGACATCATTGGATATTACTTGTGATCTACCTTCTTGTTCATTACCAAGAGGCATACCTAAATAATATTCTAATGATTTCTTTCTTCTAGCAACAAGTTCACCACCAATGTAACCTGATGCTGAATGTATTTCGTTAGCTAGTACTCTTAATATTTCTTCTTTTGATTTCATACTACATATTTTGTATCCACATTAACTGGTCTATCCCAATCAGAAGTATCTAATGGTTCTGCAACACATCCATATCTGAAAGCATCAGCTGCATGTGAACACCAATCGTGGAGAGGTTTATTTTTAAAAATTTGGTTTTTCTCATCCCATTGTTTTCTATATTGTCTTAAAGCATCTAAACCTTGTTTGCATTTTTCTCTATCAAAGTAACAATAAGGCAATGCATTTCTAACAGATTCGATACCATGATCAACTTCTAATTTAGGAGCTATATCAAAATCTATACCAAGTTCGTTAGCAACTTCAAGTCTAGATTTACCAGTTCCTAATTCTCTAGCCATAATATCATGAGGTGCGATATGAGATGAATAGGCATATCCTTTATCAGCTAATACATCAGCATAATGAGCAAGAGATTCACCAGAAGTTTCGTAGTAGTCAATAAGATGTATTTCTTCCCCTACTCTTTGAGCAAACCATATTGCTGTAGAGTCGCCTATACCCAAATCCCACCATGTTTCTACACCTACATTGTCGTCTACTGGTACATCAGTTATTCTACCATCTTTGTCAGCTTTAGTTATTAATCTTCCATAATAACTTCCACTAACAGCAGCAGTAAATGAACATTCAAATTCTTGTTCGTACTGCTCAGGTGTCATAATTAGACGAGCTTCTTCAAGTTCTTCGTCTGGAATAACTTTTGTATCTGATGCTCGATATAACTTAGCATACCAATCATCACGACCTCTTAAAGCATAATCATAAACTTCCCAGAATTGATTATGACCCATAGGTGTACCGATAAATAAAACCCATCCTAATTTATCAGCAACAGCTGGTCTTACGATTTCTGTCCATACTCTTGGAGCCATGATTGCATACTCATCAAGTACGACAGCATCAAATCCCATACCTCGAATACTATCTGGATTATCTGCTCCAAAGATTTGTATTCTTGATCCATTAAATAGATCTATTCTTAATTCAGATTCATTTCTACTTCCACCAATTTTAATTAATGGTGCAGTATAATATTTTAAATATTCCCATGCAATTGATTTACCTTGTCTATAAGTTGGTGCTATAAATGCACACAAAGATCTAGGTTTATCACATGCAGTTTTAATTAATTCGTTAATTGATAAAACTGATTTACCAAATCGTCTATGACATACTAAAACACTAAATCGTTTTTTATGTTTATGAACTTCTAATTGATAAGCTCTTGGTTTGTATGGTATCTCAACTACTTTGGTTTTCGTCTTTTTGCCATTCGACTTTGACTTTAACTGGTTCATCTATACTCATTTTTGTGTTTGATGAAGTAAGTCTTGCATGAACATATGGCGCAGCTTTTTCTGCTGCATACATTTTTCTTTCAGGACTACTTGCAGGATTGTTTAACACAGCTAATAGGTAATCTAAAGGAGAATGTTGATATTTTTCTGCCATTTGTTCCATAGATTTCCACAAGATTTTACTCTTAGATCCTACAGGTCTACCAGCTCCAGGTCTTTTACCACCATGATTTGTTTTGTTTTCTTCAGACATTATAAAAATTTTCTTCCTTTTTTGTCATATTGTCTAGTTGGACTAAAATCAATTCCCTTTTGTTTGCCCATAAATTTAACAGTATCAGGAACAAAAAATAATGCAGTTGAAGTAATTGGATTTTTAAAAGCAAACTTAGCTGCTTTACCAATATATTTAGGTAAAGTTTTGCCCAAGAATTTTTGTTCAGCTGTTGCTTTGCCTGCAAATTTTTTACCAGCTTTTTTTAATTTTTGACCACTAACTCTTATTCTAGATTTAACAGATTCTATTTTAGAATAAGGTACTAGTTCTTTATTTTTTGCCATTATTTTTTTCTCCCTTTAGCAGCCATTTTTTGAAATTTAGCTTTGCCATATTTTTTTCTTCCAATAGCTGCTGCTAAAGCCTTAGGATCTTTGACACCTTGTTTTTTTAGTTTAGCAGTAAGTTGCTTAAATCTTTGTCCAGATCCTAGTTTAGGTTTTTTCATTAGTATTTATTTTTAACTTTCATTCCTTTTTTTTTAGCAGCTTTCTTAGCAGCCATCTTACCCTTTTTAGTATATGGGTATTTCTTCTTTCCTACCATTGGCATAATATTACTCCTTGTTTGATTTACCAGCTACATATCCAGTAGCTGCACCAGCACCTGCTGTGTATTTTAGTTTATGTTTTCTTATGTGTTTTTTTGATTTAGCAGATAATGTTTTCATTGCATCTGTTGCATCAGCTGCGTATTTCTTTGCATATGTTTTAGCAAGAAAGCCATATGTTTTAAGTCTCATCTTAATAGTCCTCTTATTGCTGCATCCCTAGTGGTAGGCATAGGCATTTGACCACCTGGTCTTTTTCCCATTTGCGCTATCTGTGGATTTTGTTGTTGTAATAATCCTTGCTGACGTGCCATTTCAGGCATCATTCTAGATTTCATAATAAGACCTAATTGTTCGCCTTCTTCAGGCGACAATCTCATTAATTCATCAGCTAATTTTTCTAATCTATTTTTTGCCATGTTAACAGTTCCACTTTCTTAATGATTTATTAATTCTAGAATTAGGATCTCTAGCTGTTTTTGCTGATGTGAGCTTACGTTTCATGCCTTTCATTCTAGCACAAAAGCTAGCTCTACGTTTAGCAGCTTTGGATCCTTTTTTTAATTTTGATGGCTTTGTAGTAACTGCCATCGAGAGTTTAGATCCAGGATTAGCTCGTCTATAAGACGCAATCCCTTTTCGATTTAAACCCCCTGATTTGGATTTACCTTCTTTTCTTTGCCAAGCTGGTGATGCCATTATCTTTTCTTAGCAGTTTTAGCTGCTTTCCTAAATTGAGCTGCAGTTGGTCTACCCTTCTGCCCTTTTTTACGCATTCGTTCTCCTGAGCCAGCTTTGATTCTAGCTCGTTTTGCGTGAATGTTTGCGTATAGTCCTTTTTTAGCCATTATATGTTATAAAAGTAATCTTTGATTTTAGCAGTTTTTCTAAACTTAGGATCTTTTAAATTTTTACTAAGTTTTTTTGCTTTTTCAAGTTTTTTTTTTGGATCTAATTTAAACATTGGTAATTTTAATGGTAATCCTAAAGGGTATTTATTCATCTTCCTTGCCTATTGTATTTTTTAAAGCTACGTTTTTCAGATTTGTTCTTACTTTTCTTGTGTACTCCAGGTCGTTTTTTGGGTTTTGGTCTGGGTACATAGTGTATGAACTTCTGTTTAGCCATTATTCGTCATCAAACATATCCCAAGCAATTGCACCAGTTAATGCTGCTGCAGATTTTGGATATTCTTTAGCTAGACTTTTAGCTTTTCTGTATCCTGCTTGTGATTTTTTGCCGACACCACTAACAAATGAGCTAGTTTTTGCGTGTCCTTTTTTTCCTAAATAATCAGCAGCTTTTTTTGTGCCTTTTTTTAGCTTAACTTTACCTTTGTAAAGTGTTCTTAGCATTTTCATTCCTGCTGATCCTGCCATATATGGAATTGCCATATTAGTTTCTCCTTGTTAAACCCCCACATTTGTAGGGAATGTTAAAATAAACCCCCCCTATGGCCCATTAAAGGCTATATTGGATGGTATCTGTATAAAACCCCCCTATTTGCACTATCGACTGTTGTCGATATTATGCAGGGGTGACTTTAAAACCCTGTCAATTGCTATTGGCAATTGTCTTTATGTCGTTAATTGTCAGCAAAGCTGACTTTTATTTGTCTTGTCGATTTATTGCTGTTGCTAGTAGCAACAATAAATCGATGTTGTTTGTATTATATATCAGTAGTCAATTAACTTTCGGCTAAATCGTTTGATTAATTGATTGCTGATATTGATATAACCTATTGATATTACTGTGATAGTTGATTGCTGTAATATTATTAGACATACAAATAAGTGC